TATCAGATTATGATCAATCAAAAACTTATATGCAAGCTGTTGACAGAGAGGCCCCTAATGGGTTATACTCTGCTAGACATGATGGACAATACGATTACAGTGGAACAGACATTTGGTTACAAAGACGTATGGGTAGATTTAGTGCAATCGACTCTGCAATCACATTAAGAATTGAAGTGCCAGGCAATACATCTCTACAAGCTGGAGATATGGTTGGTATCGACATGAGAAACCAAGGACTTCTTGCAGAAGATGAACGTGACCCTATCTATAGTGGACGTTACCTTGTGTCAAAATTAAAACATGAATTTACACGAGGTGACGGTGTATACAAACATCACTGTCACATGGAAGTAATTCGTGACACAGCAATTAAACCATTATCATCATATGGTGTTACCCATCAAGATGGTGGAAACCCAATAGACGTTCTCGTACCAACTGGTAGTGAGGACTCTAATGATGTTACTTACTAATAGGAAAGGAGGCCTACCAAACAACTCGATTCGTTATGCAGACTTTTAACTTATAAATTTAACGAGGAAAACAATGACAGCCAAACTCAAAAACAGACTTCAGAAAATGCACTTTCAAAAACAGTTAAGCAGGAGAAATGAAATTGAGACTACAAAAGATGATAAATATTATGAGGAATTATACTCTCAAAAAGTCAATGAGTTGTTAGGAATAAAAAATGAAAACATTCGCAGAACTACAAGAGGGCGTCTACGACCCGAATATATTTAAAGCAATCTTTCTAGCAGGAGGGCCTGGTAGTGGTAAGTCTTATGTTGTTCGTAGAACAACTGGTGGACTTGGTATGAAGATTGTTAACAGCGATGATGTCTATGAGAAGATGTTAAAGGATGTAGGACTAGATACTACACCAGAGGATATCTACTCAGACTTGGGACAAGAGACTCGTGTTAAAGCGAAAAAAACAGTCAAGACAATGCAATCAAATTACATTGAAGGACGTTTGGGACATATCATTGATGGTACTGGTAAGGACTATGATAAGATATCCAAACAAGTGTCAATGCTAAAAGGTTTAGGTTATGACTGTTATATGGTATTCGTTAATACATCTTTGGATACGGCACAGGAACGTAATGCAGCCCGTAAACGTACACTCCCAGAGAAAGAAGTTGAAAAGATGTGGAAAGGTGTTCAGAAGAACATTGGTAAATTCCAGAGATTGTTCGGTAACTCCAATTTTGTCATTGTAGACAACAATGATGCTGGTGAGGACATATTCAACAAAGTGTGGAAACGCATTATGGTACTTGTGAAAAAGAAGGTTAATAACCACATTGCAAAGCGATGGATTTCACAAGAATTAGCGAAAAAAGCACGCAAATAACCCCCCCTAAATTATAATAATGCAGAAAACCCTTGTTTTTCAAGGGTTTTTTCGCCTATAAATGCCTTGACTTTTGTTCTAAAAACATGTATACTATGTGTATATGATGAAAAAAGAAAGAGTGAAAATGACAATATACTTAGACATGGACGGCGTGATTGCAGACTTCTTTGATGGTTTTGCCAAGAAGTTTGACTGCAAACACTGGAAAGAGATACCTAACAAAGAGATGGCAATCTCAGAGTTACAAGGTACAGACTTTTTTAATACATTAGAGAAATACCCAACATCAGATGAACTAGTCAAATTTGTACAGACAGTTGCTGGTGACGATTGGGGTATATGTTCTTCACCATTAAGAGGTGATAGAGATAACTCTGCTTATTGGAAAAGAGTGTGGTTAACCAGAATGGATTATTTACCACTAGTTCAGAATATTATCTTTACTGGACAAAAAGAGAGATTTGCAACCAACAGACTTGATGGTACACCAAACATATTGATTGACGATAAACCAGACAATATTACAAGGTGGATTACCAAGGGTGGTATTGGTATTAGATACCAAGCAAATGAGGACAGTTTGGTTACTGTCAAAAGAAAGATAATTCAAGCAATCGAAAGAGGATAAGGAGATATATGTTTAAATCATTAATGTGGTTCAGTGTGTTCGTTTTTGTAATGTTATGGTTACTAGCAAAATTCGCTGGATTATAAGAAAATAAGCCTTGACATTTGTTATGAAAACATGTATACTGTAAGTATAGAGTGAAAAAAGAGAGGATATATTATGACTAAGTTTGTGAAAGAAGAATTCAAGTGGGACGGTATGTACTTGATGTATGGTGGTGCCTTTGATGGTGCTAAAATGATGATGGATGTACATCCGAATGCTCATCCTAGTTGGGAAGGTAAACTAATGCCTGCGTTTGTTGCCCGTTTTAAGTACGGTTACAAACCTTGGAAAACATGGGTAAACTTTCTTGTGAAGAATGCAACTGTTGAGGAGTACATGAAACTCGCAGAAGATACTTCACCTAGACAGGCAATGGAAACACTTGGATATAACGGTAAATAAGGAGAGAGATATGAAAGACCTTTTTGGAAGTTTATTAGTTATCTTTGGTTTAATGGTGATGGCTGGTAGTGGAAACGATTGTGATGGTAAGTGTATGGAATATGCAAACACTATACCACAAATGTTATTGATAGTTCTTATGGGACTAACTATGTTTGGAACTGGTATCTATATACTATTCAATTCCAAATAACTATTGACAAGCCACCGCATTTGGTGGTATAATAAAACTATATTATGGAGTAAGTATGAAAATATTAAATTTTGAAGCATCGGATATGGTGTCTGTAAATGGGACTAGTTTGCAAGGACATATAACCACGACTTATGATAAGTTGGTGGAAGTGTTCGGGCCGCCTCAGTTTACAGATGCCAATCCTTATGAAAAAATCGCATGTGAATGGACTGTTGAAGCAGAGGTACAAGATGAGCTTGACTCAGACTCTACCTACTATAAAAACTTTACAGTTTATTGTTGGAAATATGGACGCATCCCTACAGAAGAATGTGAATGGAATATAGGGGGAAAAGACTTTGAATCATGGAGTGTTGCAGATGACATCATCAATACAAAAAACTGACGAAGAGTTGGGCCGCAGACTAGATGCAGTCAATCGTATTCTAAGAACTAAACGTCTATCTAAATGGGCGTATAACTATTGGAGTACTGTACATGCCCGTCTGTTGCGTCAATTTCACGATTCTGAACACGTTTCTTACAAAGATAGGGAAACAGTAATCACTGGGCATACACCACCATTTGACAAGGTAAAGTAATTATGAGCGGTATGCATTTGATGCCTGTGTATTATAATACGCACAGTACACGAAAGAAAAAGAAAAAGAAAATTAATCCACAGAAGTATGAAGCACAGTGGAGACAACATAACAAGTTTCTAAAGTCTATACGATGTTCAGTGGTTACACTGGATGAGTATATTGACTACGTTCAAGGTAAGGTGAAGAAACCTAAAGGGGAAAAGTGTTACGGTAGCACGAGTGATTCCAAACCACTAGGACGAGGTTCAATTCCTTGTTCCCCTGCCATTCGTCAAACACCAAACTATCCTAGTTTATCCAATAACATTGGTGGTGTTGCAACTAGAAAAGAAGTTCCAGTATACACTGGCAATGCTGTCATTGGACAAGCATATAACAAGGGTGGACTACAAGTTCTGTCAACCCAAGAAGCAAATGACCCTATGACGGGCAAAAGGAGATAACGGTGGTGAAGAAAATTGAAACTGTTTTGAAGAAGGTTGAAATTACCTATATTGAGGAAATTGTCCATGATGATGTGGAAAACCCTAGAAAGATTAAAGTTGTTACTGAAACAACTAAGTGGTTTCCCAATACGGAATTGATGCATAAAAACCCGATTAAATCATATACCAGTGAATACCTCTAAATAGGTGTATGGACACGGAAATCGTGGTGATGGAATTAAAAGGTCGCATTGCAGCCTTTAAAGAGAAGTATTCTTACTTATATGATGATAGTCAAAAAAATAGATTACAGAGTAGCAACACTATTCGTACAGGAACGACATTACAGTCCAGTAATGCCGAAACTTACAAAGCATCACTTAGGAGCATACGTTGATGACACGTTGGTGGGTGTATTAACTTTGGGCTGGGGTACTAATCCAATGGGAACGATAAAGAAGATGTTCCCTACTCTTAGTACATCTGACTACTTTGAAATCGGTAAAATGTGCATGGATGAATCTATGCCACGAAACAGTGAATCACAGATGCAAAGTCTGACTATACAATGGATGAAGAAACACACACCAAATGTCAAATATCTCTACACATGGGCAGACGGTATCGTAGGTAAGCCTGGATACGTCTATCAATCTGCAAACTTTCTTTATGGGGGTTTCATATGGAGTGATGTGTATGTTACGGATGAAGGGGAGAAGGTACACTTCAGAACCATTCAACGTAAGATGAAAAAAGAGATGAATAGACACGACACCAAATACGGCCCAAGACCATCTGATGAGAAGATGGGTGAACTTGGGTTTTCTCGTGTTTGGGGTAAACAATTCCGATATATCTACCCACTCAATAAGAAAGCAAGGAAGTTCTTAAAACAATCTACTATGGATTGGACTATAGACTATCCAAAGGATAAAGATTTGCAGTGGAAGATGAAGCGCCCAGGCGAGACTTCATATACACTATCGGACACTATGCCATATGAACACAAAGGGGATAGTGTAGACCATAACAAAAGTAACGTGAATAGAATTGCTGATAAACACGGTACTGCAACCTTAGAAGGATTCTTTTAAATGAATATATTAAACAGAATAGATGTTCTTAAAACAAAACACAAAGAGTTACATGCAAGAGTAGAAGCTGCAGAAGCAGAGAATGCACCAGACCAGTTTCTAAAGAATATGAAGGTAGAAAAACTCAAATTAAAGGATGAGATTGAACGTCTAGAATCTGGATGGGCGGGACAAGATGGTGGATTGGAATATTTCGGATGAAAACAAAAATACACATCAATCAACACATTATTAAGAGTAATGCAAAGACAGGAGAACGTGAACCTGTCATTACATGTAAAACGTACAAAGAAAACCGATATGGACATGAGGTACATATCAAGGGCGACAGTAAAGTCGTATATAGTCCAGATAAACCGCTCTCGTGTGGTGCAAAGGTATGGATAGAAACTGAAGGAGAAGTGATTGTATTATGAGTAGTTTATATTGGAAATGGGATAACGCAATTACACCAGAACGGTGTAAGGAGATAATTGATAGTGCTGGTGATAGTTTTCATAGTGCTAGTATTGGTGACAATGAAGATTACAATAATGTTGTAGATTTAAAGACACGCAAGACAAACATTCACTGGGCACACAATGACCAAGACTTATTTGATATGGGTAGTCACTATGGTTCGTCTGCAAATCGCCAAGCAGGATGGAATCTAGAGTTCAGTGCAATGGAGAGTTTTCAGATAGGACAATATCCAGAGGGTGGACACTACAACTGGCATGTAGATGGAATGGGAACTGATATAATTAATGAACCAAGTAATGAGCATTTGCATGGTAAGACAAGAAAGATTAGTATGGTACTGTGGTTGAATGATGACTTTGAGGGGGGTGAGTTTGAATTCCATAAGAGTCATACCAAGGATAATGTTATCAAACCAAGTATTGGTACAATTGTCATGTTTCCAGCATGGACAATGCATCGTGTCAAACCAGTAAAGAAGGGAATACGATACAGTGCAGTCACATGGCTCGTGGGTAAACCAGTACGATGATAGTCTATCGGTTTAAAAATATCAAGACAGGAGTAACGTATGAGGATGCGCTCTCAAGAAAGGATATTCAAAAACTACTGGATAATAAGAATATAATCATGCAACCAATAAGGATTATTACACATGGAAACAAAAAACGGTAAAGAATACAAAGTCACATGGAATCCAAAACTAGACAAAGAACCAGAGCGGTATTATGATTGGATGTTATGGAAGATGAGACAAGAGGATAATAAAATGAAAGATGGTACGGTAACAGTCACAAAGACAGTACATATACAAGAGTTTCCAACGTATGTATTGATAGGAGAACTATATAACCGTATATACGATAGTATACACGATGAAGAACCTCGCAGTGACCGCTTTTTGGACACCATCACGACCGAACAGAAGGAAACGATACTATCTACGCTTACAAAGGTAGTCGATGATATACACCCATGAGAATCACCAATTAGTACTTGACAAAGGGCAAGGAATAGTCTATAGTAATAATAGACTGATTTTCAAGGGGTTCCCATATACGGCTATTGTCACGTTTATTAAACTAACGAACAATCACCCATCCGTAGTCGAGATATTCCGAAAACAACTTGAACAAAGACAGAAAGATGATATATAATGCTACAATCGTACATAGACTATTGGAAGGAACATGAACCACCACCTGTAGGATTGTCGTGTGTAAATCGAAGATGGTATGTACTGTACTGTGATGGTACAAGTAAGAAGGTATCAATACTATGGAATATAGTGCCTGAGAAGATACGTTCACATCATCTATACTGGAAGAAGAGAGTACATTATAAGGATGGAGACTTCTCTGAACTAGAACGTAAACGAAAGATACGAGATGACGGATAAAGACATCAAGTTAATATTGTGGTGTTTGATTGCTGTAGTGGTAGGAATTGTACTGACCATAGGTATTATAGGAGTATGGGAAGGGGTTATTAACCTTTTGCGGAACTGAATACCCACAATATCCCATATTATCCCAAAATTACCCAAATAAAAGAAAGCCTTAAATAAATGCCTAAACGCTAGATAGTTTGGGGATTAAAGTCTGCTATTGACCGACTGACCAGATTTTTTGGCAGAGCAATCTTTAATTATATCACAGATTTTGGCGGCTGTCAAGGCCTTTCGCTTAATATTTCATAATTATTTTCCCAGTATCATAGTATATTATACCATACTTCTCAGCCGTTGTCAAGGCGAAACTTGGCGAGCCGCTGAGGAATCTCCTAGTTGACCTTTCATTATACCATACTATTAATCTGTTGTCAAGGCCAAAGTTTTTTGGCGGCAGCGACCAAACCCTTGACCCATAAGGGTTAGCGAAGGGGCCCATATGAAATTAAGCCTTGACATTTGTTTTAATAACATGTATAATATAGGTATATTCAATGAGAAAGGAACTTTAAATTATGGCTTATATTTCACAAGACGAGAAGAAAGAACTGGCGCCCGGCATCAAGGCAGTACTGAAGAAGTACGGTATGAAGGGTTCTATTGGTATCAATCACTATAGTAGCTTGGTTGTTAACGTGCAGAAGGGGAAGATTAAGTTCGACCATTCACACGGAGATGGGTACACACAGGTGAATACCTATCATATAGACAGTTGGTACACAGGGGCAGCTAAGAACTTCCTTAGCGAGTTACTAGCCGCCATGAAGGGTACGAAGTGGTATGACAACAGTGATGCTATGACTGACTACTTTGACACTGCATACTATATGGACATTAACCTTGGTAAGTGGAATAAACCTTATGAATACATTGCTTAAACTGTTACTGCTATTGGCGGCATACCCAGTGGTACTGTTTGTCGCATGTGTGATATTTTTTGGAATTATTTTGGCTTAATGCCTTGACTTTCTCTTGACAAGATGGTATTATAGCTATGTAGAGTATGAGAATGAATAGAACTAACAGAGAGGATTATATATGAGTAACTTGATTTGGGCAGACATGGAAGCATACAGAGGTATCGGTAAAGGTGAGAACGATACGGAAACGACCTTTATTCCTGGCCCAGAGAACAAACGTGAGTGTCCCTGTGATACATGCCCTATGAACTTAGAGTGTTTGAACAACGCTACTGAATGCTCAGCAATGAGGAACTGGTGTTCTAAGGGTGACTATCAAGACAAGGACTTAATGAGACTAGTGAGGGCGTGTGCATGATTATGGAAGGTAAATGTGATTGGGGTGTCGATCAACAACTAGAGGTACTCAAAAGAGATTACCTTGGCATGAGATATACAGTATCATTCGATAAGTATGTACTGTCGGGAATCGCAGAGGGTCTAACGATTACAGAGACAATGAACTTTGTGGATTGGGAAGATGCTTGTGATTGGGCAGGCAAGGTGACAATGAATGTGAATGTACCCTATGTTATCTTAGAGATGCGTGGGCCGAACGGAGAAAAAGAAATGTTTTAATGCCTTGACATCGGAGTAACTCTATGGTATAATAGAGGGGTGATTCGGAATGGCTGGGTAGCTAAAACTGGAAAGCCAAACCTAATCTATAAATGCAATAAAGATACAGAACAATATTTGAGGAAGGACTAAATGATTTACAAGTGGATTGCAACAATATCATTCTTAATCGCAGCTGTTCTTCTATCCAGTAATATTGACGAGTCTCGTATAGGGTTCGTCATTTTTCTTTATGGGCATACCATACTTGCATTTCACTTCTGGTTTAAAGAGAGGGACTATCCTATGTTCACTAACAATGTCATGTTTCTATTCGTAGACATGTATGGAATTAAACAATGGTTCTTCTAGAGTTAATCTTATTCTTTGCATTGATATATGCAATACCCATAGGACTACTGTTACTATGGAACAATGAACGCCCGTAGCTCATCTGGATAGAGCGTCTGTCTACGAAACAGAAGGTAATAGGTTCGAGTCCTGTCGGGCGTGCCAATTTAGGGGGGTAGCTAAAACTGAGAGATGTTTGCTTGCACTACCCTAGTATATTAAATCGAAATTTTTTTAGCGAATTGCCTTGACATTACTTACTTGTTATGATAGCATGTATATAGAGATTGAGAGAGGACACATATGAAAAAATTATATAAGATAGATTATCCAGACGGAGAGATAGAGTACTGGATGGTTTCAATGGTTGAGTTAGTTGCTGAGGTGACAAGACTTAAAGGTTTAAATGTGAATGTGAATTGGAGAGAATATGAGTAATGATTATATGAGTGGTACGGATGCTTATCAACTTGCATCAAAGAGTATGAACCATGAACTTGCAAATAAGTATGCAGAGTACTATACGAAAAAGACTCGACAGATTAAACGTAATCGTCTACAGAATTCTTATGTCGATAGTGGACGTAACAAAGTATACCAAAGTGAGTTTGCCACAGAGCGTAAGTTTCCAGACTGTCGTGAGAGTATGACTGAGAAAGAAATCACTAAGTATTACAAAAGGATAGTCAAATCAAAGACTTACCAGACACTTGCATCAGAAGGTCGAGGTCAATTGAATCCACCTCTGCGTATTATGAAACAAGTGAACTATAATGTGCGTGTTGCAGGTCAAGCGAGTTATCGGGGAGTTGCACTTCAACCCTCGTGCGGAATGAACAAGTGGGTGGTTCTTCACGAACTAGCACACACCGCTGGACATATGCACCATGACGTAGGATTCCGTCAAACCCTCGTGAAGTTAATCTCACGGTTTCTCGGAACGGATGTTGCGAAAGAATTGAAACGTCAGTTTCGTTCTCGCAAAATTAAGATGACTGTCTCCCAGATTATTCAATCGCCAGAGAAGTGGTTGGATAACTATCGAAAGATGGCTGCGATGCGGTCTAAAGTCAAAGGAGTCTAGAATGATTAGCCAAGATGATATAGATGCGTTTAAAGATGAAGCGGGTCAGGTCAGCAGCGAAAACATCAGAGAGTATTTCAAGGAACTGCGATACCATGATTGGTATTATGAATATAGTGATGACTATCGTGTATGGAAACGTGGTTCAGATAATTCTGATATGCTAAGAAACAAGAGTCATCAGAATGTAACGTATCGTAGAATGTATAAAGAGTTTATTGAATGGATGAATTCCAAACGTGAACTACCAGTGATTGAGGAGTTTATTAATTATGATAAAGAAGTTTGAAGATATAAAATTTACAGATACAGATATTCCTAAAGGTGTACAAGCACTTATACCCTTTGGTGAATATGAGTTATCTATTATCTGCAATGAAGGTTCTTACGGTGGTAAGAATGGTGGGACACTCTATGAGATTGGTGTGTTCAAAGGTGACAAGATGGTTGAACTGCCAGGCATTACTGAAGAGAATGATTCTGTCAAAGGATGGTTGAATGAAGATGCAGTTATGGGTATACTTAAAAAGATGACTGCAATCACCAAAGCAGAACCAACAAACCTTGTAGACACTATTCCATATTAATGATTATCCTTAGTCGATAACTACCCTCTTGCCTATAAGTATATACAAGGAGGGCACTACTATGAAATGGACTAAACCAGTAGCACACGAAATGCGTTTCGGTTTTGAAGTTACAATGTACGTTATGACTAGGTAATTGTATGGACGCCTCTGTGGTGGAATTGGTAGACACACAAGACTTAAAATCTTGAGAACGTAAGTTCGTGCGAGTTCGACTCTCGCTGGAGGCACCATACTTTAATATACTAATCCCTTGTTCGTCTTATAAATAGATGCACAAGGGATTTTTATATGCAGAATACATTTTTCGCAGGGCGTGACGGTTTCGTCTGGTGGTTCGGTGTCGTAGAGGACAGGAACGACCCTAAAGCATTAGGGCGTGTACGTTGTCGAGTATACGGATACCATACTGAAGATAAAACTAAACTTCCTACAATTGACTTGCCATGGGCATACTGTGTCCAACCTGCTAATTCAGCATCGTCTGGCGGAATTGGTTCAAGTCCCACTGGGCCTATTGAAGGTACATGGGTTATTGGATTCTGGAGAGACCCAGACTTCATGCAAGAACCAATGATATGGGGAACAATCCCAGGCATCAATCCTACTACGTCTGCACCTAGTGGAGAATCCCCACATGACTATTCTCCAGAACAACAATTAGACCCCCCAAGTATTTCTTCCAATGTTGCAATTGCAAATGGTACGAATGTTTCTTTTGAAACGCCCACTGACACAACTGACTCTACAGTTCTTGTAAAGATTAACGGAGTCGTTCAGTCTGCATCCAACACTGTTCCCGAATCTCCCAACAATGTCGAGCAACCTCTTGATGATTTCTATGGGGGTGGAACATCTTATTCCGCATCTGACTTTGCAAGTGAGCGTTATGGGGAGAGGATTGCTCGTAAGATAAATGAACTTGCACCAGAGGTTCGTGATAGATTCGCAAAGGGTGTTCAGAGTTTCTTATCTTCTAATCCAGA